TTTATGCTGCGGATACCTGTTTCAATCAGTTACAAAAAAGTGAAAATGCAAATAAGGCCATGTTAGAATCTTGGACTATGTCAGAAAGAACTTATGAAGTTAACAAATCACATTATTCATATGGGACTGCATTTGACCAAATAGGTGCAATGGGTATTGATGGTATGGGACACAACATACATCAAAATGGACAAATGAACGTTAATAAAGAAACATATAGGGAACATTCTTGGTTATTTGGGGGTCGTAGATAATCTTCCTAATGTCAAGTTTTTAGTTTATATTATAAAGAAAAGTATTTATATAGAATGGCAAATCAAAATTTAACCGTCTTTCAGAAACTAACTAAAATGTTTGGGTTTCCTGGTCAAGTAAAACAGGAGAACACTCCGTCATTTAATTTTAACAAAGACGAATTATTAAAAACAGATAATAGAGAAGATTATGAGAATGCAATGTTACAGGCGAAACAAAGCCAATACGTTGCTGATAAATGGGCAAAATTAGACCAATCTCTATATAATCAATCGGTTTATTATGAACCAAATAGATTAGCGGCATATTATGACTATGAATCTATGGAGTTTACTCCTGAAATTTCCGCCGCATTAGATATCTACGCAGAAGAGTCAACAACTATGTCGGAGAAAGGTGAAATTCTTACAGTCTATTCCGAGTCAGATAGAATTAAAGGACTATTAGAAGATTTATTTAATAATAAATTAGATATTAATACCAACTTACAAATGTGGGCAAGAGGTGTTTGTAAGTATGGTGATGATTTTGTTTATTTAAAATTAGACCCTGAAAAAGGTATTGTTGGTTGTCAACAATTACCAAATATTGAAATAGAAAGAATTGAAGGTGCATCTGCAAGAAACCATGGACAAATTGCAGATTCAAAAATGCCAAGTCGTGAATTACGATTTATGTGGAAAAATAAAGATATGGAATTTCAAGCATGGGAAATTGCACACTTTAGATTATTAGGTGATGATAGAAAACTTCCTTATGGAACTTCTATGTTAGATAAGATTAGAAGAATTTGGAAACAACTTTTACTTGCTGAAGATGCGATGTTAATTTATAGAACATCAAGAGCACCTGAAAGACGTGTATTTAAAATATTTGTTGGAAATATGGACGATAAAGATATTGAACCATATGTACAACGTGTTGCAAACAAATTCAAAAGAGACCAAATTCAAAATCCAAATAATGGACAGGTGGATATGAGATATAATCAAATGGCAGTTGACCAAGACTATTTCATTCCTGTTCGTGATCCGTCACAAACAAATCCAATTGAAACATTACCCGGAGCACAAAACTTAGGTGAAATTGCCGATATTGAATATATTCAAAAGAAGTTACTTGCAGCATTACGTATTCCAAAAGCATTTTTAGGTTTTGAAGAAGTTGTTGGTGAAGGTAAGAGTTTAGCGATGATGGATATTCGTTTCGCAAGAACAATTAATAGAATTCAAAAATCATTAATACAAGAATTAAATAAAATTGCATTAATTCATTTATACCTTTTAGGTATGGAAGATGAATTAAATAATTTTACATTGTCTTTAACCAATCCATCAGCACAATCTGATTTGTTGAAAATTGAACAATGGAAAGAAAAAATTACGTTATATAAAGACGCAACATCTGACCAATCTCAAATGGGTATATTACCTGTATCACATACGTGGGCTAAGAAAAATATTCTTGGTATGAGTGAAAGTGAAGTGTTGTTAGATTTACAACAACAACGTTTAGAACGTGCATTAGGATTTGAATTAACAAACACACAAAATGTTATTAAACGTTCTGGTTTATTTGATGAGGTTGATAAGAAATATGGTATTCCTGAAGAGGAGAGAGAAAAGGCAATGGAAGCGGCATCTGCTGAAGCTGCAGGTGATATGGGTGGAATGGATTTAGGTGGAGGAGCACCACCTCCACCGGCCGAAGGTGGGGCCGAACCATTAAGTGAATCTACTAAATCTAAAAAATCAAAGATATTAGGTATGTTGGGAGAAGAAAAACAAAGTTTTAATGACTTATTTGATATGGATAAGGCTCAACGTAATATTTATGAAATAGAAAATAAATTGAATGATATTTTAAACGATTAAAAATGAACAAATTTGGAACACTAAAAACTAAAATGTTAACTAAAATTACGGAATCTTATACTAAAGAAAATAAATCCGAAGTTAGAGACATTTTATCAACAATAAAGGAAAATAAAGATTTTAAAGAAATGTATTTGTTCTATGAGGAAATTGAAAACAAGTATATTGAAGATAAAGAAACCGCTAAATTATTTGTTGAGGGGGTAGAAACAATGTTGAGTCAACAAAATAATAGCTTACTTGAATTTTGTCAATCATTAGATGTGAAATTAGGTGACATTGAAATTTCAACAAATGATTTATATGAATCCTTAGACCAATTAATGGTTAAGGACACATTATCTAATATTGAGAGTAAAGTTATTGCGAAGAAAAAATTAGTTGATCATTTAACAACTAAAAAAGAAACTAAAGTTATTGGAGAGTCTAAAGTAATTTCAAATGAAAATTTATTACATGCTGTTTTAGCAAACAACTTTAATGTTCTTTATTCTAATACATTAAATGAGGAACAACAAGGACAATTGAAGACTATACTTTCATTATCATATGAGGATTTAACAAAACAAACTGAAGAATTAAAAGAATCGGTTTTAACTAAGGTTGATAGTTTATTAACAGAATCAAATGATTTGGAATTGAAAAACAAATTAGATAATGTTAAAAAGGAAGTGAATGAAATGTCACCTTCAAGATATAACTACTACAGGTTATCAGAATTAAAAAATGGTCTTAACTAAGACCATTTTTTATTTGTTGTACATAAATCGCTTTTAAACGTTCAGTTCTTTTTTTAACTGAAGGTTTTACAAATTCTTGTCTTTCTCTTAATTTTTGAATTTGTTTTGTTTTTTGAACTTTTTGTTTATAAGTTCTTAAAGCAGATTCAATACTTTTTTCGTTGTTTAAGTTTATTATAATCATAATTTATAAATATATTGCGAATATATGAAAATAATTTTGGAATTGTAATAAAATTTGTGTATTTTTTTATTAACACCATAAAATGTTAATAATATTATGAATTAATGAAAACAGGTAAGTATATCCCATTAGGGACTTACGATGAAGTAAAAATCGGTTACGGTACCGTAGATTTTAAAAATCTTAAAACCATTTATTTAAAATTCAACTCTTGGTTACAACCTGAGAATGAAACAGATGACTTTGACGTCACAATACATAAATCAAGACGTAAAGTAAAAGAAATAATTTATAATTTAAAAAATCCATTATTTAAACAACAATGTATTGTTGATTTAGACATTAGGACTAAGGGTATTAAAATGGAAAAGAGGTCATTTATGAACCTTGAAATCACATTATACGTTGATAGACAATTTGATGTAAAGTCAAAGGAAATAAAAAATAACGTAAAAGACGTATTAATTAATGTGATTGATAAAGGGTTAAATGATAAAAAATTATTCAATTTTTATAAATCAAAAAAATAATAGGGATATCCGTGTATTTATAGTAATAAAATCTATAGATGAAGATATTAGGACCTAAAGATACTGGACACGGAATTTTAATTGAATTTGATGCTGGACACGTATCTCCAGAAGAGAACAAACAAATCATTAGAGAGGCTAAGGAAATGGATTTTTCACAAGATTTAATCCTTTACGCCGTTTTACAAAAATATGACACTCCCAATAAGAACGGAAGAATTTATCCCGAAGTTCTATTAAAGAGAGAAAACGAAAAATATCAAACACTTATTAAAAAGGGTGGTGCATTAAATGAATTAAACCACCCTTCTTCTTCACTTATTGATTTAGATAGAGTTTCCCATTCAATTTTAGAAACATGGTGGGATGGTAAAATCCTTATGGGTAAGATAAAACTATTCACATCACCAGGTTGGAGAAAGATGGGTATTGTGTCTACTAAAGGAGATCAAGCGGCAATGTTAATCATGAATGGTGCAACATTAGGTATATCATCAAGAGGAGTAGGTTCGTTAAAAAATATAAAAGGACAAAACATAGTTCAAGAAGATTTTGAATTGGTGTGTTTTGATTTAGTATCCTCACCATCTACACCAGGGGCATACGTTTTTGCTGACCCATCTGAGAGAGAACAATACCAAGAATCTGAAGAAAAGAAACCATCATTGGACGATAGAATGGTGAAATTAATGGGTGGTTTGGATAAATTTTTATCTAAATAATAATTTTATAAGGGCTGGAATATTTAAAAACCGAGTTTTTCTTAAATCTCGTGTATTTATATATAATAAAAACAATAAATTTTCACAATGACTGAAAAATCTATTTTAGAACAAGCGTTACTTCAAGTACAAAATCTTGAAGAAGCAGTAAAGCAAAACGCAAAAGGTATACTTGCTTCAACTATGAAGGAAGAACTTAAGGACTTGCTTAAAGAATCATTGGAAGAAGAGGAGAAAGTTGAAGACGAAACTGAGGTTTCTGAACAACCAACTTCTGACGAAGAGGACACAGATGATATGTCAGACGACGATGCTGAAGCAGATGATGCTGAAGCTGATGACGCTGAAAATATGGACGACCTCGATAACGAACCAAGTAAAGACATTGAGTCATTAGATTCAGAAGTTGGTGGTGATGAAATGGGTGATGAAGAATCTATGGATTCTGAAGATTCATTAGAATTACCTTCTGACGATATGGGTATGGATGACGAAGACGTTATGGACATGACAGGTGCTTCTGATGAAGAAGTATTGAAAGTGTTTAAGGCTATGAAACCAGAAGATGGTATTGTAGTTAAAAAAGACGGAAACAATGTTGAGTTTGAAACAGCTGATGACGAGTACATCATCAAACTTGATGATGAAGGAGAATCTGAAGTTGAAGAAGAATTAGGAATGGAAGAAGAAATGATGCCATCTGAAGAAGAATCTGAAACTGAAGAAGAAACTATCTACGAAATTGAAATGGAAGAAGAAGAGATGGAAGAAGAAAAAGAAGTTGAAGCTACTGAAGGTGAATCAAAAGAAGAAGAACCTAAAGAAGTTGAAGCTACTGAAGCCGCTCGTACTTTCGCAAATGACGTTAGAGTACCTGCAAATCAAGGTAAAAAGTTTAAAGCTGGTCGTCATGAAATGAATGAAGAAGTTGAAAACTTGAAAAAGCAAAATGCTGAGTACAAGAAGGCTCTTATTTTATTCAAAGAAAAATTAAATGAAGTTGCTGTGTTTAACGCAAACTTAGCTTACGCTACACGTTTGTTCACTGAACATTCAACTACAAAACAAGAGAAATTGAACATATTAAAGAGATTTGATTCGGTTTCAACGATGAACGAATCTAAAAGTTTGTTCTCAACAATAAAGTCAGAGTTAGGTACTAAAACAACTGTTACCGAAACTGTGGCAGAAAAAATCTCTAACACTCCAACAACTTCTTCTTCTACAGATGTATTATCTGAGTCAAAAGCTTATGAGAATCCACAATTCAGTAGAATTAAGGAGATGATGAAGAAAATAAAATAAATAAAAAACAAAAACCAAAATATTTTAAAATGGGAGCATTATTAGAATCAGGAATGGTAGGTAACATCGGTCTTAAGCACCTTAGAGTTATCAAAGAAGATACCATCAAAAAATGGGACGAATTAGGCTTTTTAGAAGGTCTTGAAGGTCACCAAAAAGATAACATCGCGCAATTGTATGAAAACCAAGCGTCACACTTAATCAACGAAGCAGCAGTATCTGATGCTAGTGGTTCTTTTGAGACAGTAGTTTTCCCAATTATCCGTCGTGTATTCTCTAAATTATTAGCAAACGATATCGTTTCAGTACAAGCAATGAACTTACCAATCGGTAAATTGTTCTTCTTCGTACCTAAAATTCAAGATAGAAACGCAAACGGTCACTATTCTCCATATAGCGGACCTAACGGTGTAACAGATAACAACGATCCAAATGTTGGTTATACTGGACAAACTAGAAATCTTTACGATCGTTTTTATGAAGCATCTGACGCAAACGACCAAGGTCTTTTTGATTATTCAAAAGGTTCTTTTGACGTTGTAACAGGTACTTCTATCGGTATTGCAACATTCTCAAATGGTGCAGTTACAACTGCAGCTTCAGTTGCTACAGGTACCACTAAATCATATGTTGTATTAGCTTTATCAGGTTTCACTTCAGGTGGTGCTGGTAAATTAATCGGACCAAATGGTCACGAAATGGATTCTGAAGAATTCTTAGCTTCTTTACAAGTTGTTACAACTGACGCTAATTTACAAGCTTTCTTAGGTGTAACAGCAGCTGACAACTTACCTATCAATATCGTTACTCAAAAGTACGGTAAGGGTATCGTAGAATATGGTGCTAAATCATACGGAGCTGGTTCAAACACAGGTGGTTATTACGATGTTTGTGATGCTGACGGTTTAATTTATGTACAAGTTGATTTACAAAAATACAGTGCAACTGCTGGTTATACTGATTACGAAGTAACAGGTTCAACATTAACAGCATCTGAATTCAGAGCTACTTGGAGAACTTACGCTAACTTAGAATTTGAAGATCAAATCGGTGAAGTATCTTTTGATTTAGAATCAGTAACAGTTTCTGTAACTGAAAGAAAATTAAGAGCTTCTTGGTCTCCAGAATTAGCACAAGATGTTAGTGCATTCCACAACATCGACGCTGAAGCTGAATTAACAGCTTTATTATCAGAGCAAATCGCCGCTGAAGTTGACCGTGAAATCTTACGTGACTTACGTAAAGGTGCAGCATGGAAAGCTAAATGGGATTACAATGAGTGGAAATACGGTAACGGCGGTAACGCATATGCTGGTTACACTCAAAAAGATTGGAACCAAACTTTAATCACTAAGATTAACCAAGTTTCAGCTCAAATCCACAAAACAACCCTTAGAGGTGGTGCTAACTGGATTGTTGTATCTTCAGAAGTTTCTGCAGTATTTGATGATTTAGAGTATTTCCACGTATCTAACGCTCATCCTGAGCAAGATCAATACAACATGGGTATTGAGAAGGTAGGTTCTTTAGCAGGACGTTACCAAGTTTACCGTGACCCTTACTTCCCAGCAGGTAAAATCTTGATTGGACATAAAGGTAAGTCATTGTTAGACGCTGGTTATGTTTACGCTCCATACGTACCATTACAATTAACTCCAACAATGTATAACCCATTCAACATGACTCCTATCAAAGGTATCATGACAAGATACGCGAAGAAAATGGTGAACAACCGTTACTTCGGTGTAATTGATGTACATGGATTGGCTACATTCAGTTTGGATACATTAAGATAATCTTAATTTATCATAATAAGAAACCCTCACAGAAATGTGGGGGTTTTTTTATTTATAAAAAAAGACTATATTTGTAAAATGGAATACGATAACCTACGATTAGACGTTTTAACCAAACTCATAGATGAGAGGGGGATTACATGTAAAAATAAGAAAGATGTAATGATTGAACATCTGAAAATGGACGATGAAGGGAAATACATACGTGAAACAACCTATGAAAAGTGGGAAGGTCGTTTTTTGGTGGGTATAGACCTTAAAAACGGACCTCATTTAATTCAAATGGGTAAGTTAGTGGAAAAGAAAGAGGCGTCACTTAAAGGTCTATATGCGTCGGATAGGATATATTACATATCAACACAAAAATTAATATGATGAATTGGAATGAATATTTTTTAGGAATTGCGGAACAAGTTAAGTTAAAATCAAAAGATAAATCTACACAGATAGGTGCGGTTATCGTTGGGGAAGATAATGAGGTACTTTCTACGGGTTATAATTCATTTCCAAGAGGAATGGATGATTCAAAGGAAGAACGTCAGGAAAGACCCGAAAAGTACTTTTGGTTTGAACACGCTGAACGTAACGCAATTTATAATGCTGCTCGTGTGGGTACACCCTTAAAAGGTTCCACAATATACCTAACATCGGGATTACCATGTATGGACTGTGCTAGAGGTATTGTAAATACGGGAATTAAATCTGTTCATTGTAAACACATATGTACAACAAAAAATAAGGAGAAATGGGGGGAATCACAAACAAAGGCATATAAACTCCTCCTTGAATGTGGAATTGAGGTAAATTTCTATTAATTACCAAGTTCTACAAGCCCAATATCTTGGTTTCCAACGTGGACCTGGATTTGAACAATTATGTCTTGCTCTAAATGATTTTCTTCTCTCAGGATTGTTTTTCTTAATAACCATTCTTTTACCTTTAGCAGATTTACCACCAAAACCAAAGTTTACTTTAACAACTTTACCTTTATCGTTCTTAACATAAACCTTAAATTTCTTAATATCACCTTGCATGATTTTACCTAATTGAACTTTACGTCCTTGATATTCAGCCTCATTTAAAAGGTTTTCGTTAGACTCGTAGTTTGTATTTTGTACCGAACCATCTTCATCTTCATAAATTAAAACTGGAGTTTCTTCGTTGTACTCGAACAATCTTTCAAACTGTTCTTCAGATATTTGTATTATTAGTATTTTTTCTATACTCTCATCAAATCTAGTCATTGTTGGTTTATTACCTTTACCCACTTTTGGTTCTTTCTTTTCTGCTCTTCTTTTTTGTGACGTCATAGCTTTTTTCTCCTTCTTATCATAAGAAGATGCAACTTTTGGTGTTTCTTTTGATACTTTTTTTGAGGGTCTACACTTTGGATACGATTTACCATCGGCATCCTTTCTACCACATGGAGGATGTTTACCATCTACCTTTTTACTAACATCTACCCACTTCTCTTTAAACCACCTCGTAAGGTCTTCTCTTAAAACCTCGCCTGATTTAATACATTCGTTTATATACTCTTTATCTTCCTTTGAAACAATGATTTTCATGTTATTTAATTTTATTTATCTCATTAACAAATTTATGACACTTATCGGATACCTTACCCTTATCGTGGTCTGTAATAGATAACTTCACATTATCGTAATGAACTGTCATATCAGGGTGATGATTCTGTTTGTTAGCAATTTTCATCACCTCATTAGTAAATGACATAACTTCCTTATAATCTTTAAAATAAAATGTTTTAATTAATTTACCGTTTGTTTCCACCCAATCATTACTATTCATAATTTTATTTTTTTGGTCTTCGGTTATTATTATTCTCATATTATAATTTAGTGTCTTTAACGAATTTTTTGTGAGAATCTTTATATGATTTTAATGATTCATCATTAATATCTTTAGAATATTGCCAATTCCAATATAAATCATCATTTGTTTTGAAGCCATAAAATTCATGAACTTTCTTTTGTAAATCATTAACATTTACACCGTTAAAATTTTGACCCGTACATATAAAACCAGTTTCAATATCTTTAACTAAATTAGATTCACCTAACGCTGTGTGTCTATTTTCTATCCAAGTTAGACGTTCGATTAGATTTTGATAAAACATATTTGTTTGTCCCCATCTAACGGAACTTAGAAATACCACAGCATCTGATTCAAATAGTTCTTTACTTATTTTCCAAAGTTCATCTTTAGGGTTGTTAACACTGGCCCAACATCTATGGTGACCGGTTGGATTTTTATCTTTATCCTTAAGTTTTGATTTTAATAAACCACAACTATTACCGTCTTTTCTTGATACGTTACCCTCACAAGGAACTATGTTTAATTCTGAAACGTCTATCAATGTTGATTTATCACCCAATTCATCCTTAAGATACATCGCAATCATTTTAGATTTTGGTATATCAATATCATTTTTGTCCCAATTATGTCTATTAGAACAACTTAATAATAAAACTTTTTTCTTCTTTTTAAGAACGTCCAATGTTTTCTTTATAGATTTCCAAGCATCAGATTGTACCATCTCCTCAGAAATCATCATTTGTCTAATTCTTTGTATATTCTCTTGTAAGTTCATCTATTTACATTTTTTCCATCCACCACCTTTCGCTTTATAATCTTTTGCCGCGAAGCCATTTGAATAGGCGGAAGGATATACGTCATATTTAGCTTTAGCTTTAGCCTTAGATGCTGCCCACTTCGCAGGGTCTGTTGGACAGTTCTTACTCTCGTCAATTTCTTCTTCAGTAGATTCGTTTTTAGGTTCAACACCTTTTTTCTTCATATTGATTGCTATTGCCGCCTGTTGTGCAGGACTACTCGCTTCACTTACCGGTACACAGTTCGGAACTTTTTTACCGTTCTTCATCTTAGAACCAACTTGTTTGTACCCATCCCAACATTTTTCGTTAAGTTGTCCTTCTTCGTTCATACTAAAACTATTCATATCGGCAGTTACATCTTCTTTATCTTTACGTTTAGTTTCATTCATAAAGAAGTCAAAAACTTGGTCCATATTATTCTTAGCTTCAGATACGTGATCATCCGCCCAATCGTGACCATTTTTAATAATGTTATCCAATTCTTTCGGGTTCATCTTTAACAACATTTCACATTGTCTGTGTATTTGTTGTAAGTTACCAAAAAACATATAATTTTCAGTCATCTCATTTTCTTTGATGACATTTGAAACGACTTTCTTAAGTTGAGATTCGGTTAATTTTACTATTTTCATATTTTATAAATATTTTTATTTTTCGGATAAAATCTCAAATTTGATATATTCGTTATAATGAATTTCTTCATTGTTATATTTCCCCTTAATTTCAATAAAGTATTCTCTTGGGATGTAGTTTATTGTATCTAACATAAAGAAATTTTCATTTGCCACATCCATTAATGTCCAATCATGTACAATTACATTAGTATTACCTTCTTTGATAAAAACTCTATAATATGATTCATTTATAACCGTGTTTAATGGGTTTTCAATTGAACGGAAATTAGTTACAATCTTTCTTATATCTCCTCTAATAATCTTTTCATTTTGTTGTATTCCATAATATTGAACTTTAAATCTCTCAAAACTTGTATTGTTCTCACCTAATGTGATTGATGATGTTAGTTTTTTAGGAATAAACTTTTGTTTTGTATCCTCAATAGACGCTCCATCAATAATCAAATTTGTCCAATTATCATAGAAAAATCTTCTTCCGTCACATAATGTTCCACCAATTCCGAATGTTACTTTATAAACACCCTTACGAACTAGTTCAGATGTTAAACCTGTAAGACCGTTTATTGGGTTATTAGAACTATCCAAAATATCAACCAATGGTAACTCATCTAAATTATGATAATTACCGTCTTTTGATACATATAGGTAAAGATTTTGATTTGTTTTTTCTACAAAACTATATCTATTATCTAATATTCTATCGTTGAAAAAACTTTCAACATATGGTTCAAAAAATGTTTGTGTGTATTTTGTAAAAAATGAAACTGACTTATCAATATCGGTTGATAATGTTTCATATGGTATTGAGAACGCCAATCCTAATCCATTATTGGTTACCTCACCTTGTAGTACATCATTTATGTAACTTGTGATATCTACATTTATATTTTCATTTCCATTATCAAAATGAATTGTATCTAAAATTGTAACTCCAGTTGTGTAAATACCTGGTGTCTCCCACTCATCTGTTGTTGTTTTATAAAACCAGTTTGAAGGTCTTTGAACGAAAGATTTGTTACCAGTTGACATTTCGTTGTCATTATCGGAATAATCAAATCCAATACCCTCATCCCAAGATTCTTCAATTTCAAATAATATTAAATCAAAAGATGTTGCTCTTTCTCTACCTGTACCTCTGTTTGCTCCTTTAAAAGTTTCATTTCCAAATATACAATTAGTCAAATGAAGTGTATGTGTTGTTCCTTCAGATACTATTAAATCTCCATTATCTACTTTATTTTGTAAGTCGGTTAAATCTATTTTAAATATAAATTTGGAAAACCCCGAACCATAAAAAATTTCAGTTGTTGGGTTTTTTGACGTGTTTACGTGTAAATCCTTTAAAATCGTGTTATTTTTCTCAAAATATGAACGGAAATATGACATCTTTTTTCTTTATAAATATCATATTAGTTGATTCTAATTGACTTATTTAAAATATCGTTCTCTAAGGTCTTATACAACTCCTTAAGTTCATTACCATCTTGATAATCAAATTGGTTAACAATTGGCATCAATGGGTTATGTCTATGAGTTAACATCACGTCAATTATTTTTCTTAATACTTCCAACAAATTCTCCCCTCTCACTGTTGAATAGGTATATGGGTCAATACGTTTAATATAGTCCTCTTGGGTAAATTCATATTTATCTAAGTTATTAAATGGAACGGGTATTGGAGATTCGTTTGTTCCTAAATCTGTTGATAAAAAGTATATTTTATCGGAGACAACCGCACCAAATGTTTGTTCAGGAGAATTATCAATAATTTTAATCTTATCTACACTTGATTTAATTTGTTCAGAAGTAACTCTAGACGATGTCGTGGAATAAACTAAACCACTTGTTGGTCCTACCCTTCTTACGTTAACATTTCTTAAAATAATATCTTTATTTTCAGCCTCAATTGTTTGCGTTGCACCCGTAGAAGGAACTAAATTTCTAAAATTTTTACTTGGTCTAAAATAATAGGGATGTAAATCGTCACTATTATAATTGTCATCTAATTCAACTAAACCTAAATCGTCTATTTCAAATAATTTGTTTCTAATATCAATATAAATGTTATTAACATTTGTAATATTTGTACTGTACGTTGCTTCATTTGCACCACCGTTAAGATTTATCAATTTTAAATTGGCAAACGGAGATTCACTGTGTTCGTTGAAAAAATTAGTTTTAAATGTATCACCTAACGGGTTAATTATTTTATAAACGTATAAAGATATTGTAGTTGGATATGTTGTTGAGGGATTTAAACCTGTTAAATTATTTGAACCTGATGTAGTATTTCCACTAATTGTATATTCAATAAGATAATTTAAATCTTTATCATTAAAAATAGTTTGTTCAATTGGTTCATTTTCCAATGACATTTTTTTAGGAAATTTCTTTAAATAAAGTTTTGATGATTTATTCGCCATAATTGGATAATCAATCATTTTTTCTCTTTTTTTATTATTTCCAGTTTCTTTTGAAAGAAGTTTTCCCCCTCTTAATTGTAAACCACCTTCGGTAAATAATATATCGGAACCACTTTTTCCATAAATTGCAAAATCTTTATTATTTGCAAATACGTTTTCACTATCCTTAAATAAAAACTTACCACTTTTATCTTTTAGCGGTGGTTTCTTTTCAACGTTTACACCATATGATGTATGAGCAATTTGTTGTGAATATGTTTGTCCGTTAAAATCGTACATACTGGTAAATGGACCCGCAACATATTCAACGTTTACGTTTTCTTTTCTCGGATCGTATGAAATAATTTTAACCGATTGACCTATTTCTGGTACGAAGTTAATGTTTAATGGTAAAAAAGGATTAGCCGTGAATAAATCATTATCATCCCACGCATCATATTCTAATGCCCTTTCCTTTTGAGCGGTAATGTCATTATATCTAGAACATCTAATTCTACCTATACCTAATGGGTCAACATTATCAACACATATACCAATATCTATTATTTTCATTATAATTTGGTTCTTTTTTCAATTTCTTTATTAACTTTATTATATAAAGATTCAACACCATCTAAATGTTTGGTTAAATTTATAATTAAATCTTTAGTCATTTCAAATTCTTCATATAGTTGTGCGGCAACATTTAACAAATCATTATTTGATTTGTTTTCAACGTCATTTGCAATTTCTAATAATTTGTTACTATCCATCTTATTTTGTTTTCATTAATGCTGCTTGTTGGGTCTGACCTGGTGGTATATATACCGGACCTAAAGCTGAAGAACCCACCATTCCTTTATTAGTTGATATAAACGGTGTTTTAGCAATGTTATCCGCCATAGATGTTGTGTTAGCCAAAAATGCCGCCATTAGATAATTCGGTTCTCCGTTGACGTCTCCAGTAAATACACCTGACGCTTTCATTTTCTCAACAGACTCCATATGTGTCTTAATAGCACTAAATCCAGGTAATTTATCTGCCATTAATAATAACGCGTTTGGAAGACTTCCAACACCTGATGAATCTAATGCACCATCAATTGCGGCTCCTATTGCCGCAAATAAATCAGCACAATTATCTAAACCATTTTCAATTATTTTCTTTAATAATGAAATAAGTGCCATCACTACAATATAATATCTTTTTAATTTTTCTCTCAAAATTCTTCTAATAATTCTTTGTAGGAAATTCTTTAAATCTGCTTTAAGTTTTTTCCATAATTCTCTTAAGAATTTCCAAAACAACTCAGTAATTACACATTTAAATAATTTCTTTAATCTCTTCATTATTTCTGCCGCAGTAATATTCGTATCTATAGTAATGTTCGGCGTAAATAATTTGTAAATTGTAACTATTGGTAAAAACATTTTAGGTGATATGATAGACATTACAATTGCCTTAGGAATGTTAAGAATAAATCCTAAGTTTATTGATAGTTGATAATCAGGTAATTCTATACTAAAATCTGATTGTTCATATGCGTCCATGGCAGATTTATCTAAAGTCTTTCTAACCCAATCGTTTCTATTTAATTTATCTTCTAAATAAATAAAGTCCTCCATAATGGTTGCATTATATGGAACTTCAAAATTATTACAATCTTTAAATTTTAAAACTTTTCTTTTCCTCGCATCTTCTTCCTCTAAATCAATACCTTCAACATCATCAAAATCAAAATAAAATTCATCATCTTCTTCATTTTCATTTAATAATTCCGTGGCTGTTTGTCCACTTAACATTCTACCTCTATTATTACAAAATGCAAATAATTTATTTAACATTCGTTCTAAATAATTTATCGCATCATCAAGTTCAGGTGACCAACTTAATGAGTCTTCCATACCGCTCAAAGATGTTCCTATGGAAACACCTTTTTTATTAGCACTAACGTTAGCGGCTTTAATTGTTAATAACATGACGTTTCTTAAGATATGATTAATATCTGGCCATTCCATATTACTATAATAATCATCAAGAAATTGATTTACTGTAATTCCTGTTGATTGAGTTAAACCCGATATAGTAAATGTTTGACCTGTAGAATTCCAAGTTGCAGTAAATAAATCTTTATTTGATGGTGTTGTATAGGTATATCCAGTTTTATTTACAAACTCATCATAAAGATTTCTATTAATTTTTTCTTTGTTATTTACAACATTTTCTTTTTCATACATTAATTTACCGTAGTCACTCTCGGGATCAACACGTAACATATTTAAAAAGTCAATTTCTTTTGGTTTAATATTAACTTTATCAAAATCAATACCAAAAAATAAACTATTACCTCCACAAATACCGTCGCCAGCAAATAATGCAGATTTTACACAATCCATTACAATTGTTTTAGCGGAATTTGCGGTAATTTCTGCGGAGTCAATAACGTGTTGACGTAACCTTTGATTTCCAACAAATCTTTCAGATTCAGCAGCACTTCTTCCAGCTGATAATACTTTATCAAAAATCTCAATTAACTGTGAAAATATATTATCTTTATTTTGTTTCCTTAATCTCCTTTTTCTAAGAGTATCACGAAACTGTTCTAACTTGTTTGCAATTTTTGACGTATCAAATTCCGGTAATTTTAAATCTTCAGGAGTAAGTTCTATTTTTCTTTGTAAAATATCACTGTCTATAGATTGATGGATAATATCAATTTTAGATTTAAGTCTCTCTATGGTATCTTTTAAACTCATTATAATGAATAATTATCGTTTTTCATTTCAGGTCCGTTATTAATCATCTTATCTAACAATTCTCTATCCTCATCCGATAATTCAAGTTTACCCATAGGTCCACCTTTTCCACCACTTCCACCAGTAGTTTGTTTAAGTAAGACACCTTGGAGTTTAACTAGTGAAATTTTCTTTTCAGTACAGTCATTTAATATTTTCTGTTGTTCTTTTATAACTGGACCAATAGTACTCATATCCTCAGCATCCTTCATAAAGGACATCATTTTACGCATGATTTGATTGGCGGTGTTTCTATTTTCCACCACATCATTGTAAATTTCCTGCATTAATGCGAGGGCAGAGTCAACGTCTAATGTAATATTGTTTTTTCTCTCTCTCATATCTATAAATAGGTTTATTCTAAAAACCCACCTAAAATCCCGTCATAAAGCTTTTTAAACCTTTTAAGAGAGATTCTAATTTCCTTTGTAGATAAAGAGGTCATTTCTCGTAACGAGAGTAGGATAAGGTTTTTGTTGAATTTATTACCATCACCAACTTGGAAAATTTTATCAAAGTTTCCAAATATTTCTAATAACGCATAACCTAACTTTCTTTCATTTTCATTTAAATTTTGAGTTTCCACAAAATTCTCCAAATCTGAAGTTAGTTTAATTATTACCGCTTGATAGTCAATTATATGTTCATCAATAACATATGTTAAATCAGGTCTACCTTCTTCAATATCAGATGAAATGTCATCATACGATACTTGTCTATTTTGTTCTTTGGTGTCTTTCTGTATTGCACCCATAAGGTAGTTTTTACAGATTGTACCAAAATATGAATAGGCTTTAGTATTTTTTGTATGGTCAAATTTACTAATTTTTGTTATTAAGAAAGACATGGTATCTGTATGGATTTCCTCAAACTCCATATCTTTTCTATATAACTTATATCTTCTTATAATACTTTCAACCATAATAATCAATGGCTCTCGTAAAAATTCATTGAATATTTTATTTCTCTCAAGTTCGTCAGTACTTTCTAGATATTTTACAACGGCTTTTTCCTGATCTTCACCAAAGTATATTTTTTGGGTTCTTGGTCTTGGCATTAAATTACTTCATAATTAACATCTCGTTTATTTTTAAAGAAAAATTCTTTTTTAGCTGTTTCTAACCAAAATTTAACTTCATCTTCTTTCAACTTTGTTTCTTCATTATTTTTATATTCCCAAAACAAAGACTCTTCTCTAAAATTCAAATGTTGATATCCAATTTTAGGAACAGACATAATTTTAACACCATTATGTGTTAATCTTAAAAAGAATTCATATCCAAATGTTAATTTGATATTCTCTTTAAATGAACCATTATCTTTTACAACTTGTGTTCTATATAAACCACCACTGATTTGGTAATTTTGGAAATCTAATAAAACTTCATTATCCAAATATCCTTGTTTCTCAGTAAACCCATATGCCCAAACTGATTCGTTTGTAAAACTTATAAACTTACCTTCAACATTAATATCTCTTACGATTGGTAAAAACACATCAACATCAGTATATGTTTTCACATATTCATTTACTGATTTTAACCAAATAGGTTTAAATTCGTCATCAACTTCTAAAATTGAAAACCACTCAGTTTCACATTTTTCAATACCCAAATTTACTTGGGAACAAAAATCTGTTTGTCCTTCATTTGTAATAATTTTAATTTCAACCTTATCTGTAATCGGAAAATTAAGTTGGTCTCCAACTGATTTTGGACAAACTATTGAAACAATAACATCGTTATGAAAATCTCCAACTGATGTAATTGCATTTTTTAACATTTCTTTATAATCACCCTCTACTGAATGTAAAGGTAATATTACTGTTATATTTTTCATACTATTTTGTTTCTTCTTGTTTTAATTTATCTAACGCCGTTTTTATTGTTTCATTTCTTCTATTGTTGAAAGAATTAAAAACAGATATAATATTGTTTTTTGTTATTTCTGAATCGTAAGGTAATAAGGTTTCTTTCATTTTTTGTTTAACTTCTTCAGTTAATTCAACACCTTCTAACCATGCTAAAACATATGTTCCTAAAATATCGGTTAACTTATTCTCGTCATAAGTCCACATACCATTTTCACTTAACCAATCTGGTTCAGTTTTAGGAATTTTACCAACTACAGGTACTCCACATTTCATTGATTCCAAAGGATATGTACCAAATGTACTTTCGTCGTCAACCCACACCGATACTAAACATTCTTTTAAAGATTCGGCAAAATCTTGGTAACTCATTTGAACCATATCTCTAAATGTAATCCAACGTAAGTGAGGATATTTTAAATAAAATTCAGAAATGAACTTTCTATGTAATGACCTATCTCTACAACTAATAGCAATATATGGTTTTACAATTCCTTCAGTTTGTTTGAAGTGGTCACCAATTATTGGAGGAATAACGTGAACTAAAGCCTCTGGAAAAATATCCGTAATATATTTTTTAGCCTCTTCAGTTGTAGTAATAACTCTATCAAAACCATAATCGCTCCAACGACTACCAATAGGTAATGTTTCAAATATGTATTCTTTTTGTTGTACTAACATTACTTTCATACATCTTACACTTGATAATTGTTGTAAAACATTTGAATAGTATTCAGGAACAACGATTACATCTTCAATTTTAATTTCAATTTTGTCTTCTTTAATTGTTACGACAGGTAATACACTATATTCATCACCTAACCACTCAATACCCGTATAGGTTGAGTCTTCAACTAAAATTTTAGAATTATATCCATTTTGTTTTAAGGTTAATGCCATATCGTAGATATGTTTTATGGATGCCCTTGCATTATTCTTAGTGTCATACGCTAAAAAATAAATGTTATTTTCTTTTGTCTCTAACCTACCTAAGGCCGATTCAAGTTTTTCTATGTTTTCTTTACTCATCTTCGTCTTCTATTAAAATTTGATTTTTTATTAATGTATTAAATGCAATTTTGAAAGATATTGTTGTTCCTTCTTGTGCAAATTTTCCTAACCCTTCGTCAACTTCGTCTATTTCACCTAAAACTCTTTCCAAACACATTTTTATTACTTCGTATTTGAATATGTTTACCTCGGTTACTTCTCCTCCGTCTTCGTCTGGTATTGTTCCTCCTGTTCTACATTTTTCTGTGATTCCGTCAAGGTCAATGTAGTAGGATTTTCCAAAGATTTCAACCATGGTTCTTGTATTTCAGTAAATTTAGTTATTTCTTTTTTATAAGTAAAGTATTGATTATAAGTCGTTTTGAATTTAATGGCACTTTTATTTTCAGGACAAGAATTTAATATCATTTCATTGTCAGTAATCCAGACATCACACATGTTCCATGTAGATTGAATATCGTCACTTTTAATAAATTTAATACTATTACCTAAAAATCCATTTTTAGATAAAAAGAAAAGTGATGCTGGTTTTGCTTTACCTAATTCATCACAACCGATAAGTGTAAAATTGTGTTCTGGATTTTCATAAATTAATTTATTTAAATCCGTAAATGTAGTAGAATAACTTAAACCTGCATGTCCAAAAATCTCAATTGGATATTCAATAAATAAAAAGTATTCAAACTCTTCTTTAGATTGAAAACTATAAGAATCTAAAAGATTATTATTTTGAATTGGTTCGGTAACACCGTATTGAAAGTTATCGGGATTTTCAAACTCCGAACTTAGATATGCGTCGTTATAATGATAGTCAAATTTTTGAATTGTATTTCTTACAACCCCATCTATACTAATGAATATTTCCATAAAGGAAATATAATATGATTAGGACCATTTGTAAACCCTATTCGTATCTATTTAATATTTCTCCGATAATTGGATTTCTTACAATATCTTCCATACCAAATTCAAAGATTCCGATTCCTTTGACATCTTGTAATCTTTTCTTTGCATCATATAAACCAGATTTTGTTTTATCTCTGAATTTATCTGATTGTTCAAGATCTCCTGAAATAAAGAATTTAGAATTAAATCCAATACGAGTTAGTAATAATTTGATTTGTGATGGAGTCGCGTTTTGAGCTTCTTCAAAAACAAGGATAGTATTATCTACATTCCAACCTCTCATGTAAGCAAGTGCGGCAACTTCAATATAACCTTGATCTTTTAATTCTTCTCTTGATTCTTTACCAATTATCTTATTTAAAAGATAATATGATGGATAAATGTACGGGTCTAATTTCTCTTCTAAACCACCTGGTAGTGATCCTAATTTTTCCTCAGCCTCAACTGCCGGTCTAACTATGATAATCTTCTCATACTTGTTAGAATCGTCATATAATAGGTCTATAGCTCGTTTCATAGCGATGTACGACTTACCTACACCCGCAGGACCGAAACATAACGTTATTTGATTTTCACCAAGAATATTCCAATAGGTTTCTTGGTTTTTGGTTAAGAACTTTTCTTTAGGACGTTTGATAATTTGTCTAATCCTATCTTTATGTGATATTTTCTTCTCTTCTACTAATACGGGTGGTTGGTCTTTTCTCGTCTTTTGTTTTAAAGCCAAAATTTAACGTTTTAAATGTTCGTTTATTAGTAATAAATATCATCAAACACCGGTAGATCCAAAACCACCATCACCTCTTTCAGTGTTTGATAGTTCTTCGGATTCAACCATTTTTACTTGTGGGTAAGGTAATATGATAATCTGAGCACCTCTTTCACCTATCTTATATTTTAATGAGTCTAAACCATTAGTTTTCTTAAATGTGGCCTGTAATTCACCTCTATACCCACTATCAATTACACCAACACAATTGGACAAGACTAATTCTTGATTTCTAACCGATGAACGAGGGAAAACTAACCCAAGGTAATTTTTGGGAATTTCCATTGCAATACCAAAACCATATGATACACTAAATGTTGTATTTTCTATTTCACTCGTTATTGTTAAATCCATACCAGCATCACCAACTTTTGAATACGAAGGTATCACGGCATTTGGATGTAATTTTTTAACTTTTATATCTAAAGTAAAATTGTTTATAATACTTTCAGTTTTAATATTTTCATTTTTATTAATCTCACCTTCCAATTTAGATAATAAAGTATTAATTTCCTCAATAAAGTTAAGGTCAAAATTTTCTTCATCATCTTCAGAGTTAATTGTTTTTTCAAACTCTTCTAATTTTTTCAAATATTCTTCTGCTTCTTTCTTATCCATTTAATTTCTTTTTTTCTTCTAACCATTTATCTAATGCCTTAATTCTTTTTTTTAAGTCATCGTCTTGGGGTCTTAAACATATTTCCACGAATAAATCCGTAATTCTAACTAACTCTTCAAGTGTAACAGAAACACCAACTGATGTTACATATTCCAATGCCATTTTACTTTGTGATTGACGCATGATTTGTATCTCACGACTATAAAATTCCATATCAGTTGGTGTTTAAATTGTTATTTTGATTTGTAATACTCAGGAGTATTTTTACTATCAATGATACATTCAATGGCCATTTTTGCCACCGAAATACTTTCACTTGAACGTGTATCTCCTGCTCTGTATTTTGATGCAACAATCGTCGCTTCTTCAACAGACTCCGCTTCAATAATGTATTTATACTTTTTTGTACGAGGATTACCTTCTCTGTCCATTTGTTCGGTCTCATAACCGATTGTAACTAAATAATGCATGTTGTTTTATTTTATTATTGATTTAAAAAATTCTACTCTATCTTGACAAACTTTTCGTAATGAATATTTGTCTTTAACTGTTTCATATAAACGATTACCTAAGTCTTCAACCATATTAGGATTTTCAACTAAACGTTTCATATGTTTTGCCCAATCTTTATGATTCTTTTTTGTACCAACTAATAAGGCATTTCCCTTATTGTTAAATTTACCTTCGTCAACTGCTGAAATTAAATCTAAAGTGAATGGGTCGGTATCACTTGCAATGATTGCCTTTTTATGAAAACCTGCTTCAATAACTTTTAATTGTGATTTGTTCGCATTAAATACAGATTCAACTAATGGTGCTAATGACACATCAAAATAATTGTAATTACTTGCATATGTGTTTACATCACGTGTCCATCGTCTTCTGTAAGGTTCGTTACCATCTTCAAATGATGGTGATTCCGTAAACGAATGTAAGTATTCTTTATATTCTGAACTTAACGCTTTATAATCGTCAGTAAAGAATTTTTCGTACTTATACCAAACAGTTTCCATTGGTTGTATTGGTCTTTGTCTTTGTTGTTTTGTATTACTATCTATCTCAGTAACGCTACCTCTTAAATCAAAACCACATAAAACAAACTGTACTTTATCTTTGAATGAATTGTGTGTTGATGAAATTCCATTTTGCATTAATTCTAAATCATACAAATGAGATGAACCACCTAACCAACCGAATCTTATTTTATCTGATTTGATTGGAGTTGACTTGAATTGAGGTTCTTCGTCGTTTACTGCATTTGGAAAAACGATAACATTATTTACACCCAATCTTTTCTTAAGTGTGTCGGCAAATATTGGGGTAGTTGTTGAAATATAATCTACTAACTTTAATAACTCTACTTTCATCTCACCTATCTTAGAGTTCTTAATTTGATGATACATGGGGTGTCTTTGATCTACGGCCCACATATCATCAATATCCATTACAACCTTAATTCCTTTTGATTTTAACCACTTAACTCTTTCAACATTTGTATCGTGATTTAATTGATGTATGAATGTATGAAAAACAACAATATCATAATTTAAAAAGTATTCATCGTTATTTTCAGCGTTAAAGGTTATATCAACGTGAACATCACCAGAGTGGTTCTCACCAATAAATTTATATGGGTCCATCATTCTGAACTTACCCACACCATGTTTATCCGAAGGGATTGCTAAAATTCTAATTTTTGACATTATTCATTACTATTATATTCTATAATATAACAAATAAAAATGATAAAACAAAATTACTTTGCTTTATTTACTCCTGTAATTTTTCCTTTGAATATTGAATCTCCAACCTTTAATACTAAATTTTCATTAATAGTAGATGTTGTTTGAGCGGTTAGAATTTGATTCAATTTTTCATCCATAACTTTACGAACCGCATTTTCAATTAGAATTGCAATTGAGTTCATATCAATATTTGAACTAACTGATTGTCTTTGTTGTGGTTGTGATTTTTTTGATGATACACCTTCTTGTTCCATTAAACGTTTTGCACCTTTAACAAAATCCATATCTAAAGTTTCACTTAATGATATTGACGGCATTTGTTCAATTGGATGTTCAATCATTGCTCGTTTTATTGAATCGGGTAGTTTTGAATTTTGTATTTTATCAACATTTACAGTACCAACAGACCTTTTACTTGTTTGTTGTGGTATTTGTGATTCCATTAATTCAGAAGGGTCAGATAATAACATAGATTCGTTAACGTGACCTCTTTCAAAGTTTCCGTCATCAACTTTATTCATAATCTTTTTAGCGTTAACTAATTTACGCATTAAATCATTTTCTGATATTGGTCCTTGTGACATATTGATAAATATTTTTTATAATATAATGTATTTTAAAAAAACATTAAACGCTTAATTTTATTTACTGATTCTTGAAGATTTTTATCTTCTTCATTTTCCTCAGGTGTTTTAGAAGGTTTTTCCTCTGGTTTTGGTTGAGGTAACTCTTCTTTTTCTGGTTCAGTTGTCTGAGGTTCAACTGATTGTGGTTCTTGTTGTGGTGCGGCAGGAACTTCTTGTGGTTTTGGTTGAGGTAATTTCTCAGGTTTAACTTCAGGTTTGGTAACCGTAGTTGTTGGTGCTGTTGGTTTTTCAGGTGTTGTAACAGGTTCTGAAGGTTGTGGTGTTGGTTCAGTTGGTTTTTTCTCTTTTTTAACCTTAGGTTGTTTTGTCCAATCAGATGTAACATAAGTTACTGACATTGAATTATCATCACCTTCCTTATATTGAGGTCTTTTAGAATCAAAAGTTTCATCACTGATTTGAACATCATTCATTCTACTCAACATAAAAGTCCTCCAACCTGTTTTACCAAATCCTTTTTTAGATACTGATGGCGGTTGAATATATGCTCGCATAATAAGGTTACCCTTTTTACTTAACCCTAAAGCAACCGCTTCCGCATCAACTCTTTTACCTGGTTTTACACTATCCTTTTTTGGTTTTCTTGGTCCTGAATAATAAAACGAAACTTTCTTCCTATTTTTGATAGCATCAACAATAGGTTTTGTTTTTGTCGTTTTCAGTACGTTTTGTTCCTCAAGAACAGTTAATATTGTTTTATTTAAACTCATTAAAAATCTGGGTATCTTTTTTTCTCTCCGTATTTGTTTGAAGCAACTAAGTCATTTCTTTTATTAATATCTGTTAATGAACCAACTTGTCCATTATTTTCACCCTTTCCTCTCTCATCACCATCTGACATTGCATCAGGTGAACTTGAGTTATAGGTAGAATCTGAATTGAATCTATTTCTCGCTAATAATTCAGTTCTTGAATGTATGTCCGTTAATGAACCTACTTGACCTGAATTTTCACCTTTACCTTTGTCGTCACCATCTGACATTGCATTTTTATTGTTTGAATCATATAAGTTATTACCATTATATGAATTACGTGTTAAATGTTCTGTTCTAAATCTTTCAGATAGTTGTTCTAATTGAGTTGCCATATTATAACATTAATTTTTTTATTCTTTCAACTTGTTCAAATAAACCAGTTAATTTTATTGATGAGATTGAATTTAAATCTGAATTACTCTTAACTAAATTGACAGGTATTTTAAAACCAAATCTTTTAGTGTGTTTTTTCAAATGACTATTTTTTCTTTCTCCTGTTAAACCGCTAATTTCGTCGGCTTGTTTTCTACCATCTTTTCTATTACTAATTAAATCTCTTTCACCTTGTAAAAATTGTTTCGCCCATTTTTCCATCAAATCACCACCCGCTAAATCATACTTAACTTTATTATTAATTTTATCCATGTTTTGTAAATCATGAATAATTCTTTTAAGTTGTCCGTATTTTACTTTTTTATCAGTTAAAAGTTTCTTAGCTCTTTGAATACCGTTCACATGTTCTCCATTAAGACCAACCACGGTATGGTTAATCTTATCTAATATATTTTGAGGTATATCAAATATTCTACTTTTTAACTCTTTATTCATCGTCTTTTAATCCTTTCATAATATGGTCGGGTTTTAAACCATAAGTTTTCATACTATTTTTAAGTGACTTAAGTTGTCTCTTAATAATTGGGTTTAACTCTACTTCTTCAATCTCTTCTTCTTTTTTTACCAAATCGGAATCTTCAGTTTTTTTCTTCATTATACTTTCAATATATTCCTCCATAAACTTTTTAGGATTCTCAACTAATCTAACTTTATCATCTGGTAATTTTTTGTCATATCCCATTTGAGCCAATCTTTCTTCTGTTTCCGGTTCGTCTAATCCTAATTTTTTTTCAAAATGTTTTTTAGCTTCATCATAATCAGCATCTTTCATTATGGTATCTTCCGCACCTAATGCTTTTGACATATCTGATTCACCCCAATATCTTCTATAATTCTGAACACCCGTTGTTCCGTAAGAACCCATAGCACCTCTACCTGTTTTAACCACCTCGTCTGTTGTGGTATTAGAAGTTACACCTTTGGTATTAATGTTTGATGGTTTTTTACCACGAGAAATATTACCTTGTTTATCCACAATTTCATCAACCTCTTCTTCGTTCTCTACTTTCTCAGGTATTTTTTTAAAATCCGTCTTATCTGAGTATTCTTTTGCCCACTTAGACCATTTTTTACCCTTTTTTCCACCCTTTCCTGCCTGAGCATAAAAGAATCTTTGTTGTGCTTTTGACGAAAACGTCTCCTCAATTACCTGTTTTATAAAATTATTCATTCAAATAGACTTTTATATAAATATCAAATAGTATGAAAGATATTTATAAAATATGACTAGACAGAATATTTTGAAATATTATGGTTCAAAATTGGATTTGAAGATTGATAATTCAGAAACATATGATTTCACATTAGATAAAACTGGGTGGATAGACATAGTTTTAGATTTTTCTGAAGAGTATGACTTTCAACTGGATAATAGTCGTGAACCATCATTACCAATTATATATGAAAGCACTGTAGGTTCAAGTGTTGAGTATGGGTGTGATTATACCATTTTAACACAAGACGAATTTTCAATACTAACACAAAACGAAGAGTGCATACAATATCAACATTAAAAAAATATTTATCTTAAATGAACAATAAAAAAGTAAACGAATTACCATTATTCACTGGGGACACAACAGGAGCATATTTTATTATGAATAATAGTGGTGAAACAACCACTTATAAAGTAACTCGTGAAACCATATTGGGAAATTCACAAACTTCAGGTACTGCCGGTTCATCTGGAACGTCAGGTACTTCAGGGTCAAACGGAAGTAGTGGAACATCAGGTTCTAATGGTAGTTCTGGTTCTTCGGGTTCTAACGGAAGTTCTGGTACATCAGGAAGTGATGGTTCCTCAGGAACAAGTGGATTATCAGGTTCAAATGGAAGTAGTGGCACATCTGGTTCATCGGGTATTAATGGGACAAGTGGTTCATCTGGTATTGATGGAACGAGTGGTACTTCAGGTATTAATGGTTCATCAGGATCAAATGGTATAGACGGAACGTCAGGAACTAGTGGTAGTTCAGGAACTAGTGGTGTGGATGGAACATCAGGTTCTAACGGTTCTTCAGGTACTAGTGGAAGTGACGGTAGTTCAGGAACATCAGGTTCTAATGGTAGTAGTGGAACATCGGGTTCTAATGGTTCAAGTGGTAGTGATGGTACTTCAGGTACTAGCGGTATTAACGGTACATCTGGAACCAGCGGTATAAATGGAACATCAGGTACTAGTGGTACATCTGGTATAGGTTCTTCAGGTACTGCCGGGACTAGTGGAACATCCGGTTCTAATGGTAGTTCAGGTTCATCAGGTTCATCAGGTTCATCAGGAACGAGTGGTTCTAATGGTTCCTCAGGAACAAGTGGAACGTCAGGTTCTAACGGTTCTTCGGGAACATCAGGTTCGTCAGGTTCTAGTGGTTCTTCAGGAACTGCTGGTACATCAGGAACTTCAGGTTCTTCAGGTTCAGATGGTTCATCAGGTTCTAGTGGTTCTTCAGGAACTGCAGGTACTTCAGGAACTGCTGGTACTTCAGGTTCATCAGGATCAGATGGTTCTTCAGGAACTTCAGGTTCTAGTGGTTCTTCAGGTTCTTCAGGTTCTTCAGGAACATCAGGTTCATCAGGAACGGCGGGAACAAGTGGTACTAGCGGAACATCAGGTTTAGTAACACTTACAGGTTCAACAGCCGGTGGTTTAATAACATATAATGGTTCAGGAACAAACGCAACCGTTCAATCAGGTTTAACATATAGTGGAACAACTTTAACGGCTCCAACAGGTTCATTTGATAATGTAATTGTAAACGGACAACCAACAACTTATGGTGTGGCAAATCTCACAACAGGTGTGGTTGCAATTCAATCAACCGCAACGGGAACGATGAATGCAACAGTTGGTAAAGTGACTTTGTCAAACAGTTATAATCAAGTGGTTGGAGCCTCAAGTCCAGGAACTACCGTCTTTACCCTGCCAACTCTACAACCAGGTACTTACTTGATTACTGCTCAGGCAAAAGTTAATGGCGGTTATAGTGCAATGGGTATATTTACAGGTGGTTCACAGGTTGCAAACACCAGTGTTTTTAATTGGTATCAAGCCAGCGGTACAGTAAATAATGGACTTCAAGGAACTTGGGTATTAACAGTAACTACACCAACAGTTTATACCATCAATGCTTGGGGTGGAGGAACCGTTTCAGCCGGAAGTGATGGTACAGCAGTAGCAAACTATATTCAAATCAACCCAACATTTGCACTAACCGCAATTAGTGGTTTAACCACAACAAGTGATGTGAATGTTGGCGGAAACTTAAATGTTACAGGTACAGGTGGTAATGTTCTAACAACAGGTTCAATTTCAACAACTCAAAATATTACAGGTTCAGTAATAATAAGTGGTTCAATGAACATAATAACAACTAAATTACAAGTTGGAACTGGAAGTGGTGATGAAGGTGGAGAAATTTTATTAGCAAAATCACAAACAAACAACTCACTTACAGGTAGTGGAATTACAATTGATTCTTATCAAAATAGATTAAGAATTTTTGAACAAGGTGGTAACGCTAGAGGTGGATATTTTGATTTGACTACTTTAGGAAATGGTGTATCAACAAATCTTGCACCAACTCTTTATTTACTTGAAGCATACGCAGATGTTACTTATACCTTACCAGGTTCATTTACTGAAGACCCTTGTAGATATAGTGTTGTGAATAATACGGTTAATGTATCAAGTAGTTGGTTTAATACTTCAACTTATACATTTACTCCGCAGAAGGCTGGTTATTGGGAAATTACTGCAACCTATGATGTATATAGAAATAGTGAAGCGTCTATGGCAATTAAAAAAAATAATGGAATTGTTGTTACTACTGGTGCTTTTGGTGCAGTGGC